TAACTCTTTGAAATAGTCCTGACCTGATAGCCAACCAAACAGAACCAATCCCATAACCAGGTCATCGTTCTTGCCAGGTTCAGCCTCATACGAGACACCTTTCTTAGAGAAAGTGTTTAGCTCTGAGATGGTTTCCTTGTCATGAACGATAAGTTGGTTCTGTTCGATCAGGAGCTTGATCAAAGAACACCCGGCGTTTTTGACGGGCTTTGTAGTCCTAATTCCTAGCTCAGTCTTACCGCCAAACCCCGACGAGATCCTCTTACCTGACCGGCCAGCATTCTCAGTGCCTAGGACTCCACCGTATTCAAAGTCATGGTAAAGTGCGTCAACAATCTGGCCACCAATATCATTGATCTCTACCAAGATTACGGCTTCGTTATACATCTTGGCCAGTCGATGAATCACTTCGGAATAGTCGTATGGAACAATCTGGTTGGACCTGAAAGTCAAAACCTGTTGATACGGCATCTCAGTGATGTCGATGATATGAAATGCAGAATAGTCAAGACCTTTACCACGCGAAACGTCAGCAATCAGACAATACGCATGCTCAGGCCGTGGCTTCTTGTACTGCGTGACGTTGTCTGCTTCCATCAAAGGAGTTTGGGCAACCAGTTCCTTAAGTTTGGATCCGGAAATAAGTGTGCCAGACGATCCGGCAAACTCTACTTCGTATTCTTGAGCAAACTTTACTAAGTCGTGACCCATGCCTTGGAGAACAGCGGCCTTCCAGTCCTCGTCTCGACCAGGTACCTGATTCCATTTCACCTCGACGAGCGAATATTCGTTTTTCTTTTTCCTGGCCCCGTCGACAATGTTGTAAAAGTGGTTCAAACCATTTGGTGTTGAAACGAGAACGATCTTTGTTTTCTTACCGGAGGAGATGGTAGGGAAAACAGACGCGAAGAACGTATCCCAGTTATCGATGAACGCTGCTTCATCGATAAAGAGCATGGACAACGAATAACCACGAATAGCGTCGGAGGATGTAGCAGCAGCGATGACGCGGGAATCGTTTTCAAGAACGAAGGAGCCCTTGTTCCACTCCTTGACTCCCTGTTGAAGCCAAGCTGGAAGGTGTTGATACGCAAGTTGGACTTTGCCAAGAATCTCAACAGCGGTGGCTTCTTTGTTAGCCAGGAGACCAACGGTCTTTTCCTTGTTGAAGAGGATGAACCACGTGATGAATCCAGCCGTGACCGTAGATTTACCGACCTGACGGGCCGTGGCCAGACATGTGAATCGGCTGTTGACCATAGCATCAAGCATGTCAACCTGATAGTCGTGTAGTTTGAATTTGACCAGACCATCATCAACGTTGATGATCTTCATGTAGGTTTCGATGAAATAATGGGGATCTTCAGCACACCGGAGCCACTCACCCATAAGTTCAGGCGTCCAGTTGACCTTAACACCAGCCCGCTTCAGCAGCGGGTTGCCGTTATAGGATTTCATGTTGTCAATCCCGACCGTATCGAGATTACTCATCGCCATCTTCCTTCTCTTCGTTCTTCTTCCTCATGTCTTCGATTAGGTTTTGAAGGTCACGAGTAGATCCAACAAAGAGGTTGTTGTGGACAACAGTTTGTTCTCCAGCTCCGTCAGCAATAGCAGGAGTATCGATCTCGGCTTTGTTGATCTCCTTCTTCTTTTTGTGGATTTCTAGAAGGACTTTGGACGCTGCCGTCATGGAGTTCATGAGTGCACCCAGCTTCTCGTAAGCAGCCGGGCTTTGAGATTGCTGTGCAATCGCAGCCATTTCTTCAAGGGCCGTCGTGCCAATGTTGAGAACGTCTTTGACCATATCCCGAGCACTCTCAAAATCTTCATCCTTACGGGGATCGACTTTGTAGTTGTCAGCAGGGAGCTGCTCTTTGTACTCGATGATCTCTTGCTTATTCGCAATGACTTCATCGATTGATTTCATACCGAGAAATTTCGAAATATCGTCTTCAGGCATTAGAACTCTTCTATGTCTACACCGTCAACTGTAGTGGTGATCGTGGCAGCTAGCGCCGCCGGAACCTTGTTGTCGTCGAAGATGTCAATGATGGCCGTCTCAATGCGCTTGCGGTCGGTCAGCGGACCGAAAATATACCCCTTGACTGTAAAGTTCAGTGTCCAGATAATGGCACGCCGAGTTTTATAATCGCCCTCGTAGGAATCTTCCTTGGACACATTGTCCAATATGATCGGGATATCAACTTTTGCATCGAGACCTGGAACGAGATTGGCCGTGACGTTCCATTCTGGAGTAAAGTTTGGGAGAATCTGCTCGACGATCTTAGTGCCGTCTTCAGTATTCTTCACAGCTATGTATAACGAAAAGTTTAAGTTATACGGAACTGGGTTGAAAGCAGATACGCCGGAGTCTGGGCCGGATCTTCCGACCTTCATGATCTTAGAGAATTTTCTAGATCCGTCATACGCGAGATTTGTCATTTCAAATGACATGTATGGTAGAGTCGTCGCCACTTTATTGTCAATAGTAGGATCGCCTAGGACCCTAGCCATCAACTTGTCCTTTGCTGCGTAAGACAGTGGAACCTTGACAGTCTTGGTTACCTCAGAACCATCCTTGGTATTGACATAAATTTCGTTGAAGAGTGTGCCGAAAGCAACGACATACTTCCTGATCATGTCATGATCAAACGTTTGGTTGCCTAGCATTAGTAGTCCTCACCGAATGGGTTAGCCTCTGTGAAATCAAGCAGTGCATCGGCTTCAGCTTGAATCTCAGTGTTATCGAAGAATGGATCAAGCTCATCCTCGACTGTGTCTTCGTATTCAGAGTTGATAATGTAGAATCCGCTGTCATCGGTAATAGGAAGACCAGCATCGGTGAGAATAGCAAACGATGTAAGAGCCAGGCTGTGCTTAGATTCAATGTCATCAATCTCCGCAATACCAGTCGTAAATTTCTCGTTGGAGTATTCGAACATCTCCATCGTGAGGTCCCAAGTCTGTAGACCTCCAAGCTGATAGAACATAGACTTTTCATCAGAGTATTGGAGCTTAAACATCTTATCGTTCAGTGGGAACCAAATAAGATCACCTTCATTTGGTCGCAAGATGCCTTCAGGTGTTCCAACAGTACTCATGAAAATGCGTCGAGCGACAGTAAGTGTCATCTGATCGCGGATCTCGATGTTGAACTTAGACATGAAGGAACCATCGCCCCCAAATGAATCTACGTTCTTGACATACATTTCGATTGGGATAGCTGTGTCATACGACACAAGTGGATCCTCGCCGTAAATCTCATCAAATCCACCAGTCTTTTTCGGCAGATAGTAAACGTCTAGCCCGTGCATACGGATAGACTCGATGATCAGATCTTCGAGGAGAAGCTGCTCATTTGCTGACGCGTAATTATTGAAATATTGGTTTGTGGTCACCGCGTGTCCTTAGCCAACCATATCAGATGGTGGAAGCGAATATGTGGTGATCATTTCTTCTTCCATCTTTCGGATCTCATCCTGAGCATCCTGAAGAATCTGTTGACCATTGAACTGAACACCACCAGGCATTTGAACGCCGACAAACTTGGTGAGGTTAAGACCCCATTGCTTCTTGATCAAAGCTGTCGTATAGCGGTAGAGCCAGCGATCCTTCCAGACATCAGCAAACACAGTTGGATCCACAACCTCGTACGCCTCGACCACAAGATACTGGCCAGCCTTAACCTTGTCCCAGTTCATATCGACGTGTAGGCGATTGCGGTGACGCTCGTAGCGGATGAGTTGCTGCCCAACTAGCATCTCCTGCATGAGACCCAGCTTCTCGCGAAGCATGTAGTACGGAATCATAGAAGAGCTAGACAGCGTGTACAGATCGTTTAGAGCAATCTGATAGTTGATGTTGAAAATATCGTTTGTGGATGTCATACCCCAACCACCGAGTTGGAATATGCGAACAGCCCCCAAGATGTTTTCTGGGAGCGTGATGTATTTGTCGGTAATATTTTGCTCTGTGATCAGATGCTTGTAATAAACGACGGCGGAAGCATCAAAGTGGTAGTCTGCGTAATAGCTTAGGGCTTCGTCGATACGATCTTCTACCTGAGTATCAGCCACGTTGATGTCGATAACTGGCTTACCTAGGGCACGCAGGCAATATTCCTTAAAATCGGCTCTAGTTGTTGGCACTGCCATTGACTTCTCCTGGGGTTACCCCCTATTTATTTACTTCTTGGTCCAGACATTATCCCGGTAGTGGCTCTCGTGGGACATTCTCTTACGACGAGTGAGAGATAGCAAATCCAAATCCGGCTTCTTCATCTGCCTTGTGACTGTTTTCAGATCCAGATCCGAACGTTTGAAGGGAATAACTTGAACTAGCGGAGTCCCGGCCGGCAGGATCCCATGGAAGCTAGGTTGATTGAATGTGAACGGAAAGTTAACGTATTCGAAATAGCCGTCGCAATCGACTACGCCAGCTAAGCATTGAAACCGTGGATCCGGCCTGTTGAGCGGTGGGATAAACATCGCAGAGTACCCCTTCGGAAGCTTGATGATCCAGTAGTTCATAAACTTGATCGGCGGTTTAGGCATCAGCGGGTTAGGAGCTTTGTCCGTCGTGATTTGGTTCTTGCCGTGATTCTCGATCATGGACTTATAGAAACTCCATTTGTATTCCACACCAGAGCAATCTTCGTTAACCGTGAACTCAACATCAGCGGCAAGCGGGATGATGTAACCCATAGACATAGCGTCTAGGAATGGGTTGCACCTCTTGATAGTGGAAGCTTCTAGTCCGTCGTGCAGTTTCATAGGCAGGGCTTTGAACCAATCTGGAACTAGTTTCTTTGCCGGATATGGCTTAGGAATAACGTCCCAGTCATCTGCGTCACATAGGAATTCAATCTCTGGCGTCTTCAATGCCGATACGAGGTTCATTAGTTTAGTCCTGTTGCATAAAATTGTGGTTTCACTCCAGCGTCAAGAAGTTTCTTCACGCGTCTCATTTCATTCTCGCCACCGAGAATGTGGTCATCAAGGATGTTGAAATCAAGTTCGCGGATGAACAATCTAAGGTCCGGCGGGAGGCTGTCGAATGCCTCCATCACGTTTAGTTTGTGGATCCGCTCGTCGGCATTAAATTTGAGGCCTTGACCTCCTTGAGGCTCATCGCAACTTTGCGAGTAGTTGCGCCTGTCGTATCTGTAACGTCCCAGATTACAAATGGAAACTTGGTGATTTCCTTGTCATCAAACCAGGTGTTAACTGGTTTCAGGACTGCCTCGAACTGTGAGGAATCGCTGTAGAAGAGGTTTGCATATTCGATATTGAGGGAGTCTAGATACGATTTGATAGCAGCAGTTTCTGCCACGGTGTCATCAAGCCCACCGTATAGTGCAACGTTAGTTACCTTCATGTGATTTCTCCTATTTGAATGGGGGTCCGCTAATCCAGACCACTAGTGATTTCCGCACACCAGATTCAAGTGGTGTCACGCGGTGAAGCATGTAGCTTGGGAAGAGTGTGATGAGGCCGCGTTCACGTCGAACGGTTGTGTCAGTAGGCCCGCCTTTGATTTGTAGATCTCCACCGGAATAATCCGCCGGATCCGAAAGCTGAAGAACCATACTCAGTTTACGCGGAGTTTTCCCAGCAGCCTGTTTGACCGTGTCCATGTGCCATGAGTAGTGATCGTCTGGCTCATCATAAACCGTGTACTGGAAATCTTCAACAAATCCACCGAGATCAAATCTCCAATACTGTGCATTTGCTAGTCTGGCAACATACGCCAGACGATCATACACCCACGTCGTCTCAGGGGTTAGAGCCAACCACCCTGTTTTTGATTTACGAATGGCTTCATACTCTTCTTCCTTAGACATCCCTGAAATGATAGCTTTCTCAACAGGCAACATAGTAGTTGCGTATGAGTCTAAAGTATCAAGCTCTTCAGGTGTAAAGGCATTCTGCCACGTAACGAAATCAACATCAGAAATCTCTGTTGTTGGCATAGGCGCAAAGTTGTATATAGACATAATAAATTCCAGTTAATGGCGGACCCAAGAAACGGTCAATGACGATGAGTTTGTGGAAGTATCACCAGATCCTAGAGCAACAGAATACTGGTTGCGAGGCTTCAGGCTGACAGTTGTATTTATGACCGATGCTGTGGTAGCAGTTCCTCCAGCATTGCCAGCAGAACCAGACTTGCCTGCCCAGTTAGCAGGAGCTGCGCCGCCGGCACCACCTGGACCAGCTCCAGTTCCGGCGGCACCGGCAGAACCAGCAGTTCCGGCGTTACCAGCAGTTCCGGTTCTTCCAGACCAGTCGGCAGGAGCGGCTCCGCCAGGATTGCCGGCAGTTGCTCCAGTTCCTGCGCTTCCCGCAGTACCAGTGTTTCCAGCATTGCCTGCTGCACCAGCAGAACCTGGCCATGTGTTGGATGCGGCTCCACCTGCCCCACCAGACCCTGCACCCGTGCCGGCGTTACCTGCTGCACCAGCATTTCCAGCGGTTCCAGCTGTGCCTGTTTTGTCTGTCCAGTCCGCAACACCGAGGGCACCATCACCTCCAGAACCAGCACCGGTTCCAGCATTACCAGATGCACCGGTATTTCCAGCAGTTCCAGCAGCACCAGGCGATCCTGCACCCCCATTTGTTGGGGCATTGGCTGGAGTTGCTCCGAAGCCAGCGTTACCTGCTGCGCCAGCGTTTCCAGCAGTTCCAGCTGCACCGGCCGAGCTAGGCCATGTGTTAGGCGCTGCTCCGCCAGCATTCCCTGGCGTCGCCCCCGTACCAGCGGATCCTGACGTGCCGGTATTTCCTGCATTACCTGCTACACCAGCAGAACCAGGCCACGAGTTAGGTGCTGCTCCGCCAGCACCACCTGGAGTAGCTCCAGTTCCAGCATTACCGGAAGCACCTGTATTTCCAGCAGTTCCAGCAGCGCCGGCTGAGCTAGGCCATGAGTTAGGCGCTGCTCCGCCAGCTCCGCCGGGAGTAGCTCCAGTTCCAGCATTTCCGGAAGCACCTACGTTACCGACAACACCAGGATTACCGGCGCTTCCAGGATTACCATAAGATCCTGCTGTTCCAGGTGTTCCTGCTTGGCCGTATAGGAGTTCGGGCGGGTCGCCAATGAAACCGCCGATTCCACCCTGGCCACCCTGGCCACCCCCATCCACGCCTGGGGCAGGGTCTCTTTCAGTGATTTCAGGACTAATTCCACCGCCTGCACCACCGGCCCCACCCGCTGCACCACCACTCGCACCGGCGCCGCCAGGGCCGCCAGTTCCAGCGTTTCCTGCAGATCCAGGGTTGCCGGCATTACCTGCAGCACCGGCATTACCCGCTGCTCCGCCAGGCCCGGCAAGTCCATTGTTGCCTGCATTGCCAGCGTTACCAGAAGATCCAACATTACCAGCGTTACCAGCAGCACCAGCATTACCCGCTGCTCCTCCTGGGCCTCCAACACCATTAGACCCGGGGTTGCCAGCATTACCAGATCCGCCGGCAGTTCCAGCATTTCCTGCAGCCCCGCCAGTTCCGGCAACACCACCAGGCCCAGCTAGCCCGTTGTTTCCTGGATTTCCAGCGTTACCTGATGAACCTGCATTGCCTGGGTTTCCAGCTGCGCCAGCGCCACCTGCTAATCCAGCTGCGCCACCTGGTCCGTTAGTTCCAGGATTTCCTGGGTTACCAGAAAAACCTCTGTTGCCTGGGTTTCCTGCAGCACCTGCAGAACCAACGTTTCCTGCCGGGCCACCAACGCCGGCAGTGCCAGGGTTTCCTGGGTTACCGGATGAACCTGCATTGCCTGGGTTTCCTGCAGCACCTGCGGCACCTGCGGCTCCACCCGGACCCGCTGCACCATTCGTGCCAGCATTTCCTGCGTTACCTGAGAATCCTTGTGAGCCTGTGTTTCCTGCTGATCCGCCAGTTCCTGCCACACCGCCGGGGCCACCAACACCGTTAGATCCTGGATTACCGGCATTTCCAGATGTTCCCTGAGAGCCTGGGTTTCCTGCAGATCCAGCGTTTCCTGCTGTACCGCCAGGCCCAGCAGTTCCGCCACTTCCACCATTTCCTGCAGCACCGCCAGCAGTTCCTGTGAATACCAGAATAGTGGTTTCACCTAGGCTGAACAATGTACTTCCACCTGGGGCTCCAGCGCTTCCGGCTGCTCCAGATGTTCCTGCATTACCTGACGCACCAGCGTTTCCTGCTGTTCCCGCTGCTCCGGCAGATCCAGACCAGCTAGCTGGCGCTGTTCCACCTGGACCCCCAGGTGTGGCTCCGGTTCCAGCGTTGCCGGCTGAACCCGCGTTGCCTGGGTTTCCTGCAGCGCCAGCAGATCCTGGCCAGTTGGCAGGAGCAGCACCACCAGGATTTCCGGCTGTTGCGCCAGTACCAGCGGAACCAGAAGCTCCGACATTACCAGCAGTTCCTGCTGCTCCGGCTGAACCGGTCCATGTATTAGGTGCAGCGCCTCCAGCTCCACCAGACCCGCCTGGATTTCCTGCGTTACCTGCAGCCCCGCCCGTGCCTGGGTTACCAGCAACACCAGCCGAATCTGGCCATGATGCAGGAGAAGCACTTCCAGCATTACCGGATGTAGCTCCAGTTCCAGAGTTGCCAACGTTTCCAGCAGTTCCAGCGTTACCGGGAGACCCAGTCTTACCGGCCCAGTTTGCAGGAGCCGCCGAGCCAGTTCCGCCAGAAGTAGCTCCGATTCCAGCATTACCTGCAGCACCTGTGTTTCCGGCTGTTCCTACAGCGCCGTCTTTACCAATCCAGTTAGCAGGAGCGTTTCCGCCTGCGCCACCTGGGGTAGCTCCAGTTCCCGCGTTGCCAGTGGTTCCTGCGTTACCAGCAGTTCCTGCCGCCCCGGCGGAACCAGGCCATGTGTTAGGTGCAGCACCACCAGGACCACCGGCGGTTGCACCAGTTCCTGCATTACCAGCAGCACCTGTCGATCCAGCATTGCCGGCGACGCCTGACGTTCCAGGGTTTCCAGGCGACCCAACATTGCCGGCTGCCCCAGGGTTTCCTGGATTGCCTGCAGCCCCTGGTGAGCCGGGGTTACCAGGGCTGCCTTCTGTAATTGGTGATGTCGTACCGCCGGGGCCCCCGCTGCCGCCGGTAGCAGCACCACTCTTAAACCCTGCGGAACCAGCACTACCCGTGCCTTGTGCAGCTCCACCACCGCCGCCCCCGCCAGGACCGCCTTGCTGGCCTGGGTTTCCTGGGTTTCCTGATGCGCCTGCTGGCCCGCCCGCGCCGCCAGTTCCGGCTGATCCGTTTGTTCCTGGGTTTCCTGGATTGCCGGACGCACCAACGTTTCCGGCATTACCTGCAGCGCCAGCGTTTCCGCCGACACCGCCTGGTCCACCGACGCCGTTAGAACCTGGGTTTCCAGGGTTGCCGGCATTACCTACCGCTCCGGCATTTCCTGCAGCACCGGCATTACCCGCAATACCACCTGGGCCAGCAAGACCGTTGTTGCCTGGGTTTCCTGGGTTGCCGGATGCACCGACGTTTCCAGCATTACCAGCCGCGCCGGCATTTCCACCTGCGCCGCCTGGACCAGCGAGACCATTATTGCCTGGGTTTCCTGGGTTTCCTGGGTTACCAGAGCCGCCGACGTTACCAGCAGATCCGGCCGTTCCGCCAGCCCCGCCCGGTCCTGCCGCTCCGTTCGTTCCTGGGTTTCCTGGGTTTCCGCCCGTTCCACGGTTACCTGATCCACCAGCATTTCCTGCCGTACCAGCGGCTCCGCCCGGTCCTGCGTTGCCGGCGGTCCCTGGGTTTCCTGGGTTACCGGAGCCACCAGCAGTTCCTGCGTTTCCTGCTGCTCCACCTGTTCCAGCGGTTCCACCTGGGCCAGCTGCTCCGTTTGTTCCTGTGTTACCTGGGTTTCCAGATGTTCCAGCGCTGCCTGGGTTTCCTGCAGCACCGGCTGTTCCAGCAATACCAGCTGGACCGCCGAGGCCGTTATTGCCTGGGTTTCCTGGATTGCCAGCTGAACCCGCGTTGCCTGGGTTTCCTGCAGCGCCGGACGTGCCTGGGTATCCAGATCCAGCTCGGCCTGCTACGTTAGCCCTAATGACTCCGTATTTGGCTGTGAACGTACCAGAGGCATTGAAGGCCGCGCTTCCTGCCTCTACGATGCTTTTCTTTTGAATATTCCGGTGGGATGCACCTATTGGCATGACGATCCTACCTTAAGAAACATTGGCGAATGAGTGTGCACCGATCCACATGACCCCGCCGTCGACGGTCCAGAATGTAAAGACATCGGTTTGGTTAGCGCCAGTCGAAGGAACTGGAGCAACGCCTTCAGACCAAACAGTTCCGGTTGGCCAAGTAAGAGTTGCACCGCCCCCAGCAGGCTGTTTTACCAATAGGGTGAACGCAGTAGAGACTCCGGTCGAAGGAACGTTAGTCACCGTCAGCGTCGTATTTCCCGACAACGTGAAGTTAAAGATGTTGCTGTTCAGCAAATCCATGTTCGTGGCGCCGCTAACACCAGTTCTAACATCAACGTATTCTCTATAACCTCTGAAGACCTGACCCTGTGCGATGGTTAGACTAGAGCTGCCTGTAACTGTCAGATCGCCAACAGTCAATGTGTTCATCGTGACAGTGTTCGCGCCGAGCGTTTTAATAGTCGCGGTGTTGGCTATAATGTTGTTTGAGTTTAGATTCGCTACAGTCGAGGTGTTAGAAGTGAATGTGTTGGCGCCAAGAGTATTCGCAGTACCATTGGTAATAGTCAGAGTGGTGGCACCTAGGGTCGTGATTGTGCTAGTCGTAGCATTCAAGACGTTAGCGGTAGCCAGGTTGGATGTGAAAGTAACTACGTTACCAGTAATAGCAACCAACGATTGAATCGTGGCAGCGTTAGCAGTGAAGACGTTGGCGCCGAGAGTATTCGCCGCACCAACTGTAGCATTCAGGTTAGTGATAGTTCCTGTGGTCGCCGTTAGTGTAGTAATGGTTTGTGTAGGAACAGTCAGGTTCTGAATCGTGGCAGTATTGACAGTGAGAACGTTGGCGCCGAGGGTGATAACGGAACCGGTCGTTCCATTCAGCGTCGTGACAGTTGCAACGTTGATAGTGGCAGCGTTAGTAGTCAGGCTGGTGATTGTGCCGTTTGCTGAAGACAGGGTGTTGACCGTACCGGTATTAGCAGTAAGGTTAGTAACCGTTCCAGTGACAGATGTCAGAGTTGTGACAGTGCCAGTGACTACAGTAAGTGTGCTGACAGAACCAGTGTTGACCGTAAGGGCGTTGGCACCAAGGTTGGTGATCGATCCGGTGGTCGAGGTCAGAGTTGTGACCGTACCGTTGGTGATAGTGGCCTGGTTAGACGTAAGTGTGACGGCGTTGGCGCTAATGGCAGTGAGGGCTTGTGCCGTGGCGGTGTTGACGGTTAGGACATTGGCGCCAAGGTTGACAACGGAACCAGTCGTCGAGGCCAGGGTTGTGACCGTGCCGTTAGTGATCGTGGCTTGGTTTGAAGTGAGCGTAACCGCGTTGGCGCTGATGGCAACGAGAGTCTGAACCGTAGCAGTGTTAACGGTGAGAACGTTTGCACCAAGACCGACAATCGAACCAGTTGTGGCCGCGAGAACATTGACAGTTGCAGCGTTCGAAGAAAGAGTGACAGCGTTGGCGCTGATAGCGACCAAGGTCTGAATCGTTCCAGTGTTTACGGTAAGGATGTTTGCACCCAGGCCGACGATAGAGCCGGTCGTACCTGTGAGAACGTTGATAGTCGCTGCGTTGGAAGCAAGAACAACTAGGTTTGCAATATTTGCGTTTATTGTACCGACGTTGGCGACAGCCACGTTGGCAGACACCAAGACGGTTAGGGTGTTCGATGTTGTAGAGTTGGCTGCAACAGTATTCGCAATGGCCGATGTGGTAACAAGAGCGTTCGTTGTCACCCTATTCGTAACA